ATGGTTCCAGAAGGATATGTTATTAATAACTTCCTTACTGACACTGACTCGTACTTCCTATTGACTGATGTACCTAACGGATTCAAACAATTCGTTAGAGCACCAATCAAAACTGCAATGGAAGGTGACTTCGATACTGGTAACGTTAGATTCAAAGCTAGAGAAAGATACTCTTTTGGATTCTCAGATCCAAGATGTGTATTTGGTAACGGAAACTTACCTACATAATAGCTTAAATACGTAAGGTATTTCATAAAGGGGCGGTGTTCACATCGCCCCTTTTTTTGTGTATAATATTAGAACCTAGAAAAAATAATATGTAGACTGGCTAGGCAGACGGTATAGAGACTACATATTTAACGCTATACAAGGAGTATAAAATGGCAACAACTACGTTTTCTGGACCAGTAAAAGCGGGACCAGTAAGAGAAGGTGCTGGAACTAACACAGGTTTTGTTTCAATGGCACAATCAGCAGCAGTTACAGAAGTAAATGCTTTTGGAACAACTGACATCATAATCCCAGCAGGATCACAAATTACAAATATCTATGTTTTAGTAACAACAGCATTTGATGGTGGTACAAACACAATCGATGTGGGTATAAGTTCTGACACAGATTTATTTGTTGATGGTCTTAGTGTGGCATCTGTTGGTAATCACAGAGTAGGTGCAGCACAAACTGGAACTGAAGCAAATTGGAAAAATGTGGGAACAAGCGATCAAACAATTGTTTTCATATCACCACAAACAGGTAATGGTGCAGGTATCCTAACTGTCGAGTATTTGCAAAACAGATCACTCGCATAATAGGAGGATAAATGGCAGCTAAAACTGACATACAAGCCACTAGATCTGACGCAGCAGCTGGTGCTTCTGCAATTATTGCAGCCCCAGTTAGATTAAGAGGAATTATTATTTCCTCTGATGGAACAGGTGCAGGAACTTTAGAATTATCAACCACATCAAATACGGGATCAACTCTGTTTCAAGCAGATGTTCCAAGTGGAGATGTAATCAATTTTAACTTTCCTGAGGACGGAATTTTATTTCCAAAAGGTATTTTTTGTAAAACTAAAACTAAAGTTACAGCTTATACTTTACTAACAGATAAATTTTCTGGTCCTAATCTAACTACAACTAACGGATAATTATGAGTGGAGGAGGAAGTTTTACATCAGACCAGTCGGTTAAACATTCTACAAGTACAGAGCAAATGGTTCCAACAGGTCGAAGAGCAAGACTTACCTCCATTCAGGGTAAGGGTAATAGTTCAAGTGCATCTATTATTTTTAGAACTGGTGGTGCTACAGGGACTATTATTGCAACATATTTATTTGGTGAAGAAGGTTTAGATATGTATCTTCCAGGGTCTGGTATTTTATTTAAAGATGGAATTCATGCAACAATTGCAGGGACTGGCGGAGTAACTATCACGTTTACGTAAAATGTATGAAAAAATTATTATTTTTATCGAGAAGTATGCATCAAGACTTAATGTTTGGTGTTGGCAACAACGAGTAAAAATTTTAAGGAGAAAACGTAAAGATGAAAACAGGACTTGAAATTTTAGGTTTCTCAAGAGGTGGTGACGTTATGCCTGCTAGAAACAAAAAAAATTTTAGGCCTACAAAAAAAGGTGCTGGGATGACAAAAGCAGGTGTTGCTGCATATCGTAGAGCAAACCCAGGCTCAAAATTAAAGACTGCAGTAACAGGCAAAGTAAAACCAGGTTCAAAAGCAGCTAAACGTAGAAAATCATTTTGTGCTAGATCAGCTGGACAAATGAAAAAATTTCCAAAAGCTGCTAGAGATCCTAATTCAAGATTAAGACAAGCAAGAAGGAGATGGAAATGTTAAAAAAAATAAAAGAAAAATTAAAAAAAATCTGGAATAAATTAGTCTCAAAATTTTGGATCTAATTTATGTCTAATAAACCCTTATCAATTTCTGAGTCGGCAGCAGTTCAAATGCCAATGAAGACAGTTGCCAGTCTGATCGTTATTGTAGCACTTGGCACCATGGGTTATTTTCAAATAGTTGAACGTATAAATATTGCTGACACTAAAATAAAAATAATGGAACAAGATGTCGAGCAGAACACAGAGTTTAGAATTAAATGGCCACGTGGACAGATGGGTTCATTGCCCGCAGATAGCGAGCAATACATGATGTTGGAGGATTTGTACAAGACCACGGATCGTTTAAACAAACACATTGAATCAATGGCATTGAATAAAGTAAATATTGAATTTTTAACAAAACAGATGGACAAAGTTTTAGTGGATATCGAAAAATTAAAAGATGCTAACAGAGATTTAGGTTATACAAATGGTAAGTCACAATGATAGAGGCTGTGATAGGTTTACTTATGTTTGTAAATGGAGAGATAAAGGAGGCACGTCTGCAACCCTCAATGGCTTTATGTTTACGCGGCAAGCGTGAAGCTGAAAGAACTTATTCTGAATCTGTCACCTACAAATGCTGGCGTGGTAAAGCAGAATTAGAGGATAATATTGATGGGTCAAAATCTATCAAGAAATTGGTTATAGAATAATGATATATTTGTTAAAAAAGCTTTTAGGATTTGATATACTAGAAAAACGTATAAGAATATTAGAAAGAAAAAATTATTGGAGGGAAAAATATAAACATGGCTTATCTGAACGCAAACATACCTCCAATTTATTGTAAAGTCAGGAAAGAATATCTTTATGACATGGACGAAAAATATAAAAAACAAAGTAGTGACTGTGTTGTCTTTGGTGTTACTTCCATTTCAGGTCGTGCACTATTATTTAACATTATGCTTCCAAATGGTGCATGCTATTGGAGACTTCCTATCTCAGCATTTTTTCAAAAAGAGTTTGAAAGATATCAAGTTCCAGATATGGCAGTACAAGAATTGGAATTATGGAATTGTTTTAGCTATTGGCCTAGTGTTCATTGTTTTGATTGGTTGGATGGTTTAAATGGTAAATATATGGGTATCGATAAAAAATTTTATCATGGCAAATACTTATTCACAATTGATTGGGCTCACCCAGATACTAACATCCTTGATACCGAACATTCTGAAATACCTCAAGAACATAAGTGTGCGCATATATTGGCTCTTGATAATGGTAATTACGCAGGTCAGCCTAATAATCGTCTTTTGTGGCATGTTAATAGCTACACTACTGATAACAGTTGGCCTGACTATAAAGTCCAAACTACATACTGGGATGCAGAAGATACAACAATGGTAACAGAGGATTCAGATAAAATGTTTTACCAAATGGAGGAAAAAAATGAATCTGACGCGTAATTTTACTTTATCAGAGATGATTAAATCAGACACTGCTATACGTAAGGGAATAAATAATAATCCTAATGCAGAGCAGATAGAAAAATTAAAAGCGTTGTGTGAAAATATTCTTCAACCGGTGCGTGACCATTTTGGCAGGGTCAAGATCACTAGCGGTTTTCGTAGCGTAGAATTATGTGAGGCTATTGGTAGTTCTGCCAGATCGCAACATGCACGTGCAGAGGCCGCTGACTTCGAAGTAATAGGCACAGATAATGCTGAACTATTTGATTGGATAAAATCTAACCTTTCACCAGATCAACTTATTCTTGAATTCTATACTCCAGGTGAACCAAATAGTGGCTGGATTCATGCGAGTTGGGTAGAAGGAACTCCAAGGGCATCTTATTTGTGGGCTTATAAAAGTGAAGGAAAAACTAAATATAAACCAGTTATTGGTAAAGCTAAAGACCTCATTTAATCCAATCGCCAGAAATCTAAGGTCTAGAACTTACAAACCAAAAGTGATACAATCCAAGAAGTTGTATAACCGCAAAAAGGAGAAACATGGCTATCAAACACAGGATTAAATTTAAAGCTGCAATGGGTAGAGCAGCATTCAGTGAAACTACATCAAAAGCACCAGGCACTAAAATGAAGGAAGAGCCATATACTGGTAGCTACATCACTTCTGAAATAGATGGAAAGTACATAAGCAATAAAAGCTATGAAAAATATTATGGCAAAATGCTGAAAGGATTTAAAAAATAATGTACAGAAAAATGTTACTTGGTGGACTTTTAACAAAAGGATTGAGAGCAGCAGTTGCCTCTAAACCTTATAAAAAATTTAGAAAAGAAGCTATGACTAAGACAGCTGCTTTGTATAAAAAGGCACCACAAATGGATCCTGATAGAAAATCTTTGAAAGATAAAAAATTTATGAGAGGTTTACAGAAATTAGACACACAAAGAGCAAAAGGTCAAAAACTTGTAGACATGACACAATTTGTAATTCTTCAAGCAAGAAAAGCTGGACACAAAAGTGCTGTTAGAGAAATGCGAAAAACTAGAAGAGGATTAGCTAATTATGCAAAAAGTTTAAATACAAAAGCAAAAGCTATGATGATGAGAAAACTTAAAAAGAAAAAATTAAACTAATATGGCAACATCAGGAACTACAACATTTGACTTAAACATAGATGAGATAATTGATGAAGGGTATGAAAGATGTGGTCTTTCAACTAATTCAGGTTATGATTTAAGATCTGCTAGAAGAAGCCTTAATCTTTTATTTGCAGAGTGGGGTAATAGAGGAATTCATCTTTGGAAAGTAAATTTAAATACTGTAGCTCTTGTTTCTGGTCAAGCAGAATATTCAACTGCTGCTAATGTGAATGATGTTTTAGAAGCTTTTGTTTCAACTTCTTCTGCAAACACTGGTGAAAGAACTGATGTATCACTTACAAAAATAGATAGATCTGCTTATGCAGCTTTACCAAATAAAGGAGCAACAGGTCAACCATCACAATATTATGTAAAAAGAGAAACATTACCAAAAATATTTTTATACATAACTCCAGACTTAAATACATACACACATTTAAAATATTATTCTATTAATAGAATTGAAGATGCAGGAGCATACACAAATCAAGCAGATGTAGCTTACAGATTTTTACCTTGTATGTGTGCAGGACTTGCTTATTATTTATCGATGAAAAAAGCACCACAATTAGTACAACAAAATAAATTGGTATATGAAGATGAATTAAAAAGAGCATTAGATGAAGATGGTCAAAGGGCTTCAACATTTATTGCTCCACAAACTTTTTATCCAACGGTAAGTTAACATGGGAAAATACGCAACAGGAAGTAAATCACAAGCAATATCAGACAGATCTGGTCAAGCTTTTCCATATAATGAAATGGTTAAAGAATGGAACGGGTCATTAGTGCATATTTCAGAATTTGAGCCAAAACATCCACAAATACAAAGACGATACACAACTGCAGATGCTATTGCATTGCAAAATACAAGACCACAAAGATTTCAACAACCACAAACAATGAAAACTTTGAATCCAACTTTTGCGCCTAACGATAATACTATTGTAGATTCAGGTGGAGCTGCAGTAACCGTAGTCAATGTTTCATTACCAGGTAATTTTGATTTTCAAGTAAACAGATCTTCATTTACTGGTAATGGTATTACAACAACTGTTGCTTCAATGGTGCCACAAAACCCATCGGTGCAAAACAGAAAAAGACAATTAAATATTTCATTAGGGAGTGTAACAATTACAACATAATGGCTATAACTTATTCAGATTTTTTAACACAAATTAGAAGCTACGCTGAAGTAGATAGTAATGTGCTGTCTGATACTTTGCTTGACCAATTCATAAGAAACACTGAATTAGATATTGCAGGTAAAGTAGATTATGATGATACAAGAAAATATTCTACTTCTAATTTCAACACTAATAAAAGATTTTTAGTGATGCCATCTGATTTTTTAGTGATCAGATCATTACAAGTTTTTGCTTCATCTGATCTTACATCAGCAAGAACATATATGGAAAAAAGAGATACAAGTTTTATATCAGAGTTTAATGGCTCTGGTGCTACTGGCCAACCTAGATTTTATGCAAATTGGGATGAGAATAATATTGTAGTTGCACCAATACCTGATCAGGCATATGCAGTGCAATTAAATTACATTATAACTCCACCGCATTTTACTAGCACAAATAATACATTCTTAGCACAATACCAAGAGGCTATGCTTTTACATGGTGTTTTGGTAGAGGCTTTTGGCTATCTTAAAGGCCCCATGGATATGTACAAACTCTATAAAGAGAGGTATAATGAGGGCTTACAGACTTTTGCGATACAACAAATGGGTAGACGTAGAAGAGCTGAATACGATGATGGAGTACCAAGACAAAAAATTGCATCTCCATCACCGAATACAATATTATAAGGAGAAAAATTATGGCAATAGCACAAGCAGTAGCAAATTCTTTTAAGAAAGAAATCTTAGAAGGTATACATGATCTTGAATCAGGAGGTGATGTATTTAAATTAGCACTTTATACAAGTGCAGCAAATTTATCAGCAGCAACAACTTCTTTTACTACAGGAAGTGAAGTAGCAAATACGGGTCAATACGCTTCAGGCGGAGGAGTATTAACTGGACAATCTACTTCCTTAGACACTGGAGTAGCAATTGTTGATTTTGCAGAATTATCATTTACTGGAGTAACACTTACAGCAAGAGGTGCATTAATTTATAATACATCTGAATCAAATAAAGCTGTAGCTGTTCTTGATTTTGGTGGAGATAAAACAGCAACTGCGGGAACTTTTACAATTCAGTTTCCAACGTTTAATTCAACAAACGCAATATTAAGAATTAGTTAAGGAGGTTGCATGGCTCTTGTCATTGACGATAGAGTTAAAGAAACAAGCACCTCAACTGGAACTGGTACAATTACCTTATTGGGTGCTTCACAGGATTTCGTAGGATTCGTTGGCGGTATTGGTGCCAGCAATAGTACGTACTATTGCATTACTAATACTGGATCCGATGAATTTGAAGTAGGAACCGGTGTTGTCAATGCAGGGGTAACCCTTACAATAACCGTTGTAGATCCTGGTGGTGGTAATAAATATTATACAGATGGTAGTTTACAAACCACAATTAATTTAGCAGAGGGTGTTACTTACACATTTAATATGGATGATGCTTCAGTTGCATCACACCCCTTAAAAATTTCAACAACTTCTGACGGAACACACAATAGTGGCACAAGTTATAATACTGGCGTAGTCTATAAATTAGATGGCAGCGTTGTAACTGAATCTGCATATGTTTCAGGTTTTGCTTCAGCAACAACGAGAAGATTAGAACTAACTGTGGCTGCTTCTGCACCAACTTTATATACTTATTGTAGTTCTCACTCAGGAATGGGTTATGCTTTAACTACAACTGGTACAGGAACTTTATCAAGAGCAACAGTGATATCATCTACTAATTCAAATAATTTAGTTAACTTCTCTGCTGGAACAAAAGAAGTTTTTTGCACAATACCATCGACAAAAACTATTTCACCAGGAATGGAAGCTACGACTTATGTGGTTACACATAATTCCACTTTGTCAGAAGATCAAACTTTAGATTCAGGAGTATTAGCAGGACCAGTGACTATCACTGGAACACAAACAGTAACAGGAACTTTGGTAATTATATAATGAGTAAACTTGAAGTAAATACAATTGCACCACAATGCGGAACAACCCTAACTTTAGGTGAATCAGGTGATACTGTAACTTTAGGAAGTGGTGCTAGTCAATCTGGTTTTGGGAGATCTGGAGCAGTTAATTGGCAAACAACCAAAAAAACACTTGCTTTTACAGCAGCAAATGGAGAAGGTTATTTTGTAGATACTGCTGCAAGTGGTGCAGTAACGATGACATTACCATCATCACCAAGTGCGGGAGACATTGTTGCTC